TAAGTTGCTTGGCTAAAACCCTTAATCTATTTTTGTCTGTACTAAATCCGTTAGCCGTTACCCATGTGCTATCGGGTGGAAATATCTTTAGGCCACCAACCTCACCTGTTTCCATGTATCTCATACCTGCACCACCGCACTCATGGCAGGTGTGCGCTCTTGAGAAGGGTGTACCATCCTTTTTTATCTTGCGTACCTTGCCCGTTCCTTTGCACGTTTTACATACAGAAGCGGTTGTTTTCATTATCTTTCTACATCCCATGCGTACAAGTTTTCTAAATCTGTCTACACTTATCCTGGGTCTAAACGGACTGTCCAGATGATACAGTACAGCGTGAGCTTTTTTATCCTTGGGTGTATAAGAGAATATCATAGAGGATACCTGCTCTGGACTGCTAAGATTAACAGGTGTATCGCCCATGTAACTGTGTACCAGTTCCTGTAGCCTACGTATCAATTCCCTTTTTTCCATACGGTAATTAAACTCAACATGATCTAGCTTCTCTTCATCTATGGCTAACCCACCATACTCCATCTCAGATAAACACATACACATACTGTTACTTAGATTAACTGTAGGCATCAGCGTAGTGTTCTCCAGATCCTTCATCTGCGCTATATACAAATCCCTTGTGGCGCGAATGTCTGCCCTGCCATATTCCTCAACAACATCCCAAGGCATAGCCTCATACCCTATACCCTTATCCCAATAGCCCTTGGTTATGTCAGATTTTTTATTAGCTAAGTCTCGCCTCTCACAACAGGCATCTAGCGACAGGCCCATCCTCTCTCCTCTAGCTAGTATGTATTCACCTATCATAGTGTCGTATATGTCACGGTCATACTTAATGCCAACTGACCACAACCACTGCAAGTCATACTTTATGTTGTGACCTATCAACAAGTCAGCCATCTGTATTTTATACTTAACCTGATTTATTCTATCTGTTCCATGTGAAACATCTTTGTGATAAACAGCCACGTAATCTTCTTCGCCCGTGTCTACATCCAGTATACCTATAGAAACTAGATCATTGTTTTTGTTGTGTGGCTTGTTATCTATTATGTTTTCTTTTCTTGTCACACTATTTTCTATATCAACTACTAATCTTTTAATCATCATACCTCGCAACTCTTCCATCTAACATTACGTTTATCTGTCCATGCCAACCGCTAATCTTATTCTTAGCTATGTTAAATACTCTACGGGGATCGCCCTCGTCTGATCCTTCTATCATAGCATACTTGCCAATCAATATCATAAGATCAGCCTCAGCTGCCTTGCCCGTCCTACTATTCTCCATCATACTCAGATTAAGATTTACCCTACCCTCTGCATCTGCCGACAGTTGGGAGTACCCAAAGATAGCACACTCATACCTTGTAGCTAGATCCCTAGTGCGTCTGTATATCTCACGTAGCTTTTCATGTTGAGCAGTTATGTGTTTGCTGTCAGGTAGTGTTACTTTGTCTAACATATCTATCACAAGTATGTCTGGCCTGTTCTCTTTAAGGTGTGCCTCTATACCATCAATACCATATGTCTCCTCTATCCTGTCGATAAACAGATTATCCTTTTTCCATTCACCATTGATGGCACTACCTCCACCGCCAAGTAACTCTTCCTCTGATCTATTTGTAGAGGCACTCAAGTAACGTAAAGCAACCCTGTTAGCAGGTTCCTCATTACATAGTACGTGTACCTTCGCGCCCTGTTCTATCCATCCGTAAGGCCCCATTGCAAATGACGCATGGCTAGAAGTCTTACCTGTTTCGGGTCTTGATCCAATAACTACAAAGTGTCCTGCCGATACACCCGACACCCTCTCTGCGAGAGATGATATGTTAAACGCCCATTTTGTCTGGACGTTTATGGAATCAATTAATTTTTGTGGGTCTAAGTCTATACCCTCAAACGGTGATGCATCAGTAACAAACCCAGAGGCGTAGTCATCTATTAATTTAGACAGACTATCTAGGCTATTCTCCTCACCCTCTGTCAGGGCATAGCCTATCTCAGATACACGCCTACCTATTTCTATTCGCCATAGATTGTGCATAACATCCTTGGCTACATCGACAGATATATCCTCCGACTGTTTCATCTTGGCAAAGAGAAGTTTGTAACTGTCTTCTTGAGATTTTGTTAGCGAGTTATTGTTACTGAAGAATAGGTTCTCTAATTCAGATAAGTTAATTGAATTGTTGTATGCATCCTGCGCGGATATAATTGTTTCGACAATCCGCTTCGGTTCTTTTTCAAATGCAGTGACAGGTACATTCCTACCTATCTGCTCATATATTTCCTTGTTGCATAGTGCCTTGACTAGTTCCAACATTTTGTATTTCCTCTATAGTCATATCTTTTATATCTAGTTCTAGCGCAACCACCTTGCATTTGTCAACGCCTACAAATATTCGCCTCGACATACTGATAGCTTTATCCGTTGCATCTTTATCAAGCGCGATGATTACACTCTGGTATGTATCCCATATCTTATTTAAGTTATTAGTAGACAGTGACGTACCCAGTAACGGCATAGCATCCGTATCATCTAAGTATGTCACTGCCTTCCATGCGGATATGATATCCTCTACTATAATTAAATTAGGTTTTGGTGGAGCATCGAAGGGTACAATGATTGCACTGTTAATGTCACTGTACCTTTTCCATTTAGGCTTACGCCAAACGTCCAATGCCCTACCAATAGCGTCCACATTTTCGCCATCTTTCTGTATCATAAATGCGATACGTCTTTCTAACGGGTCATAAAGAACAGGGATATTTATATTGTTTATACAATACTTTTCTAGAAAATCGCTACAAATATTAGAATAAGCCAAGCGATTGAGATCAGCGGTTCTGACATTTTGTGTTCCTTTCATTTTGTTTTTCTGTTCACGGTTAAATTTAATATCTTCTAATGACATACTTGAATTGTGTTTTACTCCGCGATAATTACACGAAGCGGAATAGCAATTCCATTTAATTGTATTGCCTTCCCTACTTAAAGTAAAGGTATTGTGGCGATGGCATTTAGGACAGCTACCCCTCTTGCTTTCGCCAGAGCGTATGTCATCTAGATCCATTTGATGCCTTTAAAAGAGTGGCATACAAACCCTCTATCTTCTTCTGTTTGTATTCGTCAGGAAACCAATCGGGCCTGAAGTCACACATATATTCTAGCTGTTCCATCTTACTTACATACGTTATTTCTGGATCGGTTAAACGTACACCGTTAGATTTATCCTTGGCTAAACGTATGTATGTTTCATCTTTAATCGTGTTCATGCTTTTTTAAATCCTTATTTTATTTATAAAATATGTGATCTTCAATTTGTAAAATGTATTCTCTATTCCATTGGGGATCTACATTAATTGCATGGTAAAAGACAGCACCTTCAAGTAGAGGTATAGATAAGCCATAAGTATAGTGAACCTCTTCCGCTACACGTATGGCTTTATCCCAGGCTCTCTTATCTTTTGGTTTATCGGACAATCCATCACAGTAAAAAGAAAATTGACAGCGATGCTTAACTGGATAATCCTGTTTCCATTTATAAGTAGGCCCTTCCTTCACTACCTCACAGATAGTATCAGGCCAACGGCTATCATGGACACGGTTTAGTACTACTTGAGCTACTGCCATCTGACCTACAGTAGGCTGATCCCTAGCTTCAAAGTATATTGCTTGAGCAAGACAAGTAATAGATGCACCGAAGGCTAGTACTGTAGCTTCAAGCATTTTTAACTTGCCTACCTCTGGCTAAATCCAGCTTTTGACTATCGTTAAGCTCTTCATCTACATCTTGTTTTGGTCTAGGTCTAATGATATGTAAAGTTACATTACCTGCTTCGCTTTCATACCATTGAGGTTTCCAAGGCGAGGGGCAAGTGTGATACCATTCAAACAGTTTTACCATATCCGCATCCCAACGTAGGGGTTTATCATTATCTGTCATCACCAGAACCTCCTAACTGTCCTCTGTCTTTTCTTGAGTTTAGCTTTTTTAAATTAAGTTCTACGGCCTCAGTTAAATCTATGTTTAGATCATCAGCAACTCTAGCGATATACCACAGTACATCTCCTATTTCTTTTTTAAGATTTTGCTTTCGTACAAAACTAATTCGCCCATGATCGTCACGGTAAATCTTTTTAATCTGGTTCATTAGTTCGCCAACCTCGCCAGATAAACCAAGCGATGGGTAGATTATATCGTCGCTATATATTTTGGTCTTGCGAGTTTCTATTTGATATTTATTAAAGTCTAGCATTGTTACTCCTTTATTAATCTGTTTGGTCAATAGTAATTATTGAATTAGCCTCGATATTATCTTTTATTTCTTGTGCATTTTTAGCATACATATAAAAAAATACTTGCATATTATCATAGCTAATTATTTCAACATAGTATCTACGCATTTATTAAGTCTCCTCATAAAATTTTGGATAGGTATCTTCAATAGTATATCGAAGTGCATTACGCAATATCTTTTTATCTTTCTTTGATCCAATAAAATAAACGTAACGATGTTTTGCACTACGATTAATTCGCTTGGTTCGGTCTCCTAGGTGGTGTCTACTATGTTTATTAAATGCCGACGCGATATCTGTTCTCTCTTTTGTTCGCCCCGTGAATAAAAAATTACAGGCTTGATAGATGGTTCCTATATGTTCTTGCGCGAGATCACTGTAAGACACTACAACCTTTGGCTTTGGTAATAGTTTGAGAGAGCGAGACACTAGGAAAGATGCCTCGTTTGGTAGATTGTCTTTCAATACTAATCTGTTTAATTCAATTACTTTATGCCTATGCTCCTCGCCACAGATACCTTTGCACAGTGACGGTGATGCAGGGCTTCCGTAGGAAACCATTCCAACCAGCATATTATTTTTAAATAGACCGTAAGCAAAGCTAATACTAGGCATTCTTTTACTGTAGTGCAACTCTAGTATAAATGGCTTCGTTGCCTCATAAGGTATTTGCTGTACCTCATAATCGTTTTGCATTTGATCTGACCAACCGATAAACATAACACACCTCCTGTTAAACTCTTTTTGCTTTGTTGTTTTGTTGAAGTTTTATTGGGTTGTTGTTATGCCACAAATCTGTGGTCTTGGATAACCCCTACCACATACCCTTTAGGATAAATGCGAAGTATACTATCGTATGCTTTACGTGGGGTTGTCTCATAAGATGGTAGCACTTCGACAGTACCGCCATATTTTCTTTTGTATATTACTTTATACTTTGGAAGTTTTTTTAGTGATTGATTAAGTGCATCGGCATATAATTTAATCATAATGGTTTTGTATCTTTCTTTTTGTTTGTGTTTTAATTTAATTAGTTATATCACAAGATATTATAAAAGTCAAATGCTTTTTAATTACTGTTTAACCTTTGCTCTTAAAATATCCCAATCCCTTGCCTTAAAACTAGATTTATATTTAGCTTCTTTGCCAAGGCGATACACCTCTTTTGTATCCAGCCCATGCATATCTGCCAGTATCTTAGCAGTACGCATCGTCCATTTAGGGTTCGCCTTGGCAGAGTTCCAGATAAATTCCAGTATAGAGTTTTGCTCTACCCGTTTCTGTATCTGTTGTCTAGTTAAGTTCATCTTTTTTTATCAAGCCATCATCAGCGAGAGCGCATTTGAGATCGTCCATTTCATCGTCATCCCATGCAGATAGTTTGACGATAGAGAAGGGAGTTCGATTGTGGTATTGCTCTTCATTTAATCTTTTAAAGATGCCTATGGTATCACCTGCTTCGGCATATTTTTTAAGGCCAGAAATACTAATTCGTTTATCGCCTCGCGTCTTTGCTTTATAACATCGTATAACGCTGATGACATTATCATAAAAGTTCAATGGACTTTCGTTCATAAAGTAACTAGAAAAATATTCACCTTTAAAATCTATGCCGTCACCATTTTCTAGATTATCGTATGTATTATCAAACAATTTTATTACGCTTTTGTTTGCGTCTATAATGTGCTTGTCGAGCATGGTTTGTGTTACCTTGATCTCAGCGTAGTCTGTATTAAACATAGAAGTCATATTTGTTTTTCCCTTTTGTGTTGTTGTTGTTATTAATTTGTTTTCTATTGTATGCACCTTTACCCTTTTTGGGTTTGACTATCTGTTGACGGGGGCGATTATACGCAACCGCCCTCGCCACAGGATTAACAGGTTTTATCCTATTGTTCATCCGTTGTCAATTGATTAATGTAATTGTCTACAAATGCCATGAACTCAGATGTTTGGCTAGTAAATTTATTTAAGTCTCCAGCAAGGTAAGTATTCCTACCTTCCTCCTCAAATTTTTTCTTACGAATGTAATAATCACCGTAGCTTATCATTTGCTTGTGTCTCCTAGATATAAGTTAAAGATCAACTACCTTAACACAACTGAATTAAACTGTCAAGTATTTTTTTTTTTATTTTTTTTTGTTGACAGACTTATTTTTTTTTGTTAAACTCAATTCACTAATTGGTTGAGGTTAGATATTAAAGCGAGTTAATTTTTTTTTTTAATGAGTTTACACATATAAATTAATATGCGATATTAACAAAACAAATTATTTTTTTTTAACCAATAGATAAACGGGCAAAACAAAATGACGGAATTGTCTAAAACTGAATTAGCAATTAAAGAAAGTAGGTCTCTTTTTCCCAAGACTGTAAAGAGTGTATCCGATGGCATGGGAAAAACCGAACGTGCTTTAAAGATATCTAAAAACAATAAACTCTTAGAGGGTGTTACTATTGGAAAATATAAAGACTTTCCTATGGTATCCCTCACACTAGAAGAACGGGCAACCTGTACTAAAAATTGTTTAGTTTATGATGTATGTTTCGGAAACAATATGCCATTCGCAACTCGCTATAAAGTTGATCAAGCTTTATTAAATCAAATAGAAATAGATCTTGAATACTATTCAACTAAATATCCCGATGGTTACCTTGTAAGGTTACACGTACTAGGTGATTTTTCTAGCGTCGATTACGTCCTATTCTGGGAACGTATGCTAGTTGAACATCCATCGCTTCATATATTCGGTTATACTGACCGATGGCATAACGACGCATTGTGCGCTGGAATACGCGACGAGATAATTAGACTACGTTTAAAATACGGGTGGCGTTTTGCAATACGCGATAGCAACAACCCACATCACAATTTTACCGCGCTCAATATGGATAGCGAGATAGCTAAAACTAAATTGAAAAATAAAGAATTGTTTATTTGTCCTGAGCAAATGGGAAAAGTAAACGGATGTGGCGATTGCGGATTATGTTGGACTAGTAAAAAGGCGGTTGGATTTATCACCCATTAGACAATAAAAAAGGCCCCCAAGAAATTAATCAAGGGGGCCGATTAACCTAGTTTATTTATTATGCGACTGCGAGTTGCCTCCATTGATCACTCGAAACAATCCTAGATACCTCGCGTTCCCGATTATCTAACGTAACCGCTACGTTATCTGACACACTACTATTTCGGACGGGAAATAAATCAGCGTGTGAACTATACGCAGTGAGCGCGGAATATAACGCCCATACAGTACGCCCCCTATCACTTGCTTCGCGCTCCATTTGCTCCATCATCAATTTCACTTTACGCCCTGCCATTCCGCATTCTTCTAACACGGCTTCGGCTTGTTCTGGGGTGATAGTCTTTTGCGCCCAATCGCGCCACGTATTAACCCTAGTTAAAAATTGAGCGCATTGTTCCTCAATAAATCCAGCGAATATGGATGGAGTAAATCCGCTAGTATGACGGGCTGATTTCTTATTGTATTCCGCGCTAGTACACCCGTTAGTACACCATAGATCCTCAGCCCCACTAAATAGGCGTATAGAACCGCCACCATTAAATGAATTAGTTAAACCTATTTTAAATAATAGCTGGGTTGATGATCCAGACAATTGACGTATGTCAGCACCTAATCCGCTGAATAATAGATCTATACGGGTAAATTGCCCCCCAAAACTAGATCTTTCAGTCAATTTAATATCGCGCAATGCTTCGCGCGGTAACGCAGTCTCAGCCCCCTCTTTAATCATATCATAAAGGGGGGCGTTGTCGGCAATGCCATAAGTAGATCCGACAATACCTAAATTACGCCCGTTATCAGTACGTTTTACAAAACGCCCTAACGGATCCTCTAAAAACCTAAAACTATTGTTTCTATCAGACCATACAGAATCATAAACGGGCGATAATACAGCGTGGAAATCTGTTTTATCTGTTAACTCAGGCCATTCAATACCAGTTAGAGAAGAGTTATTAACTGCGAAATTGTTTAATGTGATTACGTTATTATTCATGGTTTTGTATTCCCTATTTAATTATTGATGAAAGAATACCGCCAACAATTACAATTATTGAAGCGGTAATAAACGCGATAACCAGAACAATATGGTTATCGAGAATTAGATTATTTATTAGCTCTAACATTTTAAAACCTAGGCTCATTAAAACCATGTCTTACCAAACGCTGTTTTAAACGTAATATCTCGCTTTCCATTTCAGCGATTGTTTCCAATGCGTCTAATAATTGAGTTTTATAACTGATCCCATTTTGATGCTGAGTATCAACTGATATTTCAAGTTTGCTAAGATATTCGTTTTCTAACTGAATATCATTTCTATAATCTACTGACATTTTTGTATTCCCTTTTACTAGTTAAAGATAAGCTAAGATAACGCAGTTTATGTTTTTTAACAAGCGATTTAAACTACCGCGCCAGAAAACCGCCACCACACCCCATATGGGTAGGGTATAGATGGCACGTAAATTGACGGGATATGTCAAAACCTACACAACAAATTATAATTTATTTTTTTTTTTTAAGCTAACTACACAATATGAACACCACATTACGAGTATCGCCCTGGCTATTAAATAAGATAGGGGGGGCAATGGCTTAATTTACTTTTTTTTGGTTACGGGGCAGGGGCCACCACCCCTCCTACGTACGTTATATATGAAGTGTGCAACGGATAGGGAAAATGGAGTGTCAACCACTTTGTCACATATTATCATATACACACACGGCTCGTACACAAAACGTTGACATATCGCGGAATATTAAATATAGTAATAATACTTGCGGAATAGTAGGCGTGTATGTGTGTATATATTTACCCTCCCCTATTCGATAACGAATGTTATACCACATAAAGGGTCATCCGTCAAGTAAAAAAGGTAATTTAATGCAAAAAAATAACTTGACAAATAAATCTAAATCCATACAACTATATTCAGACTCAGGTAACTATTTACTGGAAAGATTCTATCGCGTATTGGAGAGGGGGTTTTTAATTGACCCTTTATCTTTACCTACTAGCGACCAGTACTATATCTGGGTGGCGTTGCGAGAAATGTTTCCTTCTCGTAATTTGACGTTGGGCAAAGTATGTAGGCTATTGCGTGAAGAGGGATATACGGATAGTAAGGGCATACTTTCATCGGAAGAGGAAGAGGAAGAAGACCAGCCAACTTAGCTATGCGGATTCTTGCGAGGTTTGTTGTGGTCTAGGTTTGGACAGACGGTAGGGTACGGCAGGGTTGTTCGTAGTCCTTATTGGTGCGAATGCCCTGCCTTTTTATTTTTTAATTTAATCTATCTATATAGGGAGGAAATAAAAATATGCCTACTCCAAAAGAAGAAATAAGAAGACGTTTAAGAAGAGGTCGGGTGAATCAAAACATAACTACGCCTTCTTTGCCGTCTATGCCGAATTTTGGAAAAAAACTTGGGGGCCAAAATAAAAAGGGGAAAAACTCATCAGCTATGATGGATCTGGTAGACCCAGGCATAGATGATCCTTTTGGACAGAGGCGTATATGGTGGGCAGAAAACAGACTTGATCGTTTAAAGAAAATGTCTGAGGAAAATAAAAACAGAGAGTTGCCCAAAGGCTGGTTTAAAGAATCTGCATTTCATAGATGGCATAACCCTTTTAAGATGGCAGAAAGGGCAGAAAATAGAAATAAGGCAATAAGGGCAGAGTTAGATGCAAATATACAGAATGTATCTGATGATCAAACAGTAGGAGGTACAATGCCTACGGATAGAAATCTTAATGTAGCGGAAGGACTTGTAAGCAATATGCTAGGCCGTAAGGTGCGGTTTGCAGATGTACCAAATACTAGCAGTAGTAGCAGTGGCAGTGGTAGTAATGTTGATGTTGATTTTTGGGATAATATAGAAAGATAAGTATTATTATTGGAGAAAGAATTATGGCTATGCAAGATGAATTTGCAGGTGTACTTACAGTAAAACAAAGAAATGCTATACTTAAAGAAATACAAAAGTTAGAATCTGAATTGCAAGATATGAGACAACAGGAACCCGAAAAATTATATAAAGGCAGTCGCTATACTACAAGAACTTTATTACAAAATAGAAGAAGACAGCAATTTAATAAAAGATTTAAACAAAAAAGAGATCGTGTACTACAGTTAAGGAAAAGACTAGGTAAAGATAGTACCCCTATTGAGACTAAAATTAAAACAGGCGAGAGTTTAACAGGAGGAAAACCTAGACAAACTGGTAAAAAAGTTCGTAGTACGACCGCTGCAAAAAAATCTACAGATAAAAAACCTACCCAATTTTTAAATAAAAAAAGAGATAGACTAGAAAGAAGTTTGTTATCTGCACCGCCACTTCAGAAAGACACATACACTCCAATGCCTAGAGAAAAACCAACTCCTCCTATGCAAAAGAAAGATTCAAATTTAGTAAGGTCTGGGGCTAGGCTAAAAGGTTTTGGGTATGGAGATAAAAGCCCCCAGTTCTCAGGTAATTTAGATTTAAATAGAGCAAAATCTATTAGGCCAGATGATGATAGAGATATGTTAGAGCGTAGTATAGAATCTGCCCCAGAAGATAGAGATCAAAATATAGTAGAAAAACTTGTAAGCAGTCTACTGGGCCGTACTATAAGATTTGAAGATATACCAGATGACATTGACGATCCTGATTCTGACGTAGGCTACAAATCAGAGGGTCACTATGCATATCCAGCAGGTAGGCCCGACTTGCGTATGGGGGGCATGACTTCCAGATCGGGTGCAACCACTAAATTCAAGAAGCCACTTGGCATGAAGGGCGGTGGCAATATAACTAGAGCGCAAAGACAGCGCATTGCCCAAATAATGCAGGACTACAAACAAAAGAAAGCTAGAAAATCTAATGGCAAAAGAACTAACAGATAGACAGAGAACATTCCTAGACTGCCTGTTTGACGATGCCAACGGCAACATACGTACTGCTATGAAAATTGCAGGGTATAGCGAAAACACTAAGACCAGCACCGTATTACAGACACTACAGAACGAAATAATAGACAGGACGCAAATGTATCTAGCGTCCAATGGGCCTATGGCAGCGATGGCAATGACGGGCGTATTGACTGACCCAACCGCCTTGGGCAATCGGGATAGAATATCGGCAGCCCGTGAAATTTTAGATAGAACGGGCATAGTTAAAACGGAGCGCATATCTGTACAGGCAGAGCCACAAAGCATGATAATGTTTGCACCAAAGGCAGAGCCAAAATACGAAGAAGAAGAAGACGAAAAAAATAATGGAAGAAACACCCACTAAAAATACTTGGAGGCCAGTTGTAAGGAAGAGCCGACAAATACCGTTTGGGTATGAGGCTGATCCGAATGATGATACTATACTGTTGCCTATACAGGATCAGTTAGATGCCCTGCTTGAGGCCAAAGAATATTTGAAGACTTGCAGTTACAGGGAAGTTTCTAGGTGGCTATCTGCCAAGACGGGGAGAACCATAACGTATCAGGCACTACATAAACTAATAACTAAAGAAAGAGATAGACAGAATGCAGTCCAATCGTACAGACATTATGCCTCCAAAGCGAAAGAGTACGCCCAAAAAGAAAAGAGCATCCAAGAAAAAATCCTCTACGCTTCAGTTGAACAAAGAGGAGATAGAATCGACACCGAATGGGCAGACGAACTCCTCGCCTAGCGAAGAACAAAAAGAGCAGACTAATACTAGTTATGTTACGTTAAACAAGGGGCCACAACAAGAGTTTATAGATGCACCAGAAAGAGAAGTACTGTACGGGGGTGCTGCTGGAGGAGGTAAAAGTTTTGCGCTACTGATAGACCCATTGAGGTACTGTCAACATTCTGATCATAGCGCACTTATACTTAGGAGAACAAATGACGAACTTAGGGAACTTATTCACAAGTCTACGGAATTATATCCGAAGTTTTATCGTGGGGCCAAATGGTCTGAAAGAAAAAGTCAATGGACTTTTCCATCAGGTGCGAGAATTTGGCTCACGTACTTGGAACAGGATAAAGACGTACTTCGTTACCAAGGTCAGAGCTTTTCGTACGTGGGTTTTGACGAGCTTACGCAATATCCTACAGCGTTTCCTTGGGATTATCTCAGATCTCGATTAAGGTCAACAAACCCTGAGATAAAAGTATATATGAGAGCGACTACAAACCCAGGAGGGCCAGGACATTCTTGGGTTAAAAAGATGTTTATAGATCCATCAACCCCAAACAAATCGTTTTGGGCTAGAGATCCTGAAACAAAGGAGGTACTAAGATACCCGAAGGGTCACAGTAGAGCAGGGGAACCATTGTTTCAAAGAAGGTTTATACCAGCCAGTTTAAAGGATAATCCATATCTTTACAATGAGGGTGACTACGAAACAATGCTACTGTCTCTGCCAGAGGTACAGAGAAAACAACTACTATACGGAAGTTGGGATATTGCAGAGGGCGCTGCATTTACAGAGTTTGACAGAAAGACCCACGTAATAGAGCCATATGAAATACCTAGTGGTTGGAGAAAATTTAGGGCCTGTGACTATGGGTATGGATCTTATTCTGCCGTACTATGGTTTGCGGTTACGCCAGACGATACGTTAGTTGTATACAGAGAATTGTACGTAAGAAAAGTTTTAGCGGTAGAGTTGGCTAGAATTATATTGAATTTAGAAAGCCAAGACGGTAAGATGGCGTATGGAGTTTTAGATTCTTCATGTTGGCACAAACGAGGCGATACAGGCCCTAGCCTCGCAGAGCAAATGATACTGGAAGGATGTAGATTTAGGCCATCAGATAGAAGTAGGGGCAGTAGAGTAAGCGGTAAAAACGAGGTACACAGACTGTTGCGTGTAGATGAAGATACAGATATGCCTGGGATACAGATATTTAATACGTGTACAAATTTAATTGCACAGTTGCCTATTTTACCGTTAGACAAAAGAAACCCAGAAGATATAGATACACATTCAGAAGACCATTTATACGATGCATTAAGATATGGAATACAATCTAGACCAGTGCCTAGAAATATATTTGATTTAGATCCTTCAACATCAGCTATAGAAACTTTTAAACCTGCTGATGCAGTATTTGGATATTAAGAGAAGGTAAAACATGGCTGACGAAACAGAATTTTTAGACGATAGCACCAGTTCCTATTTAGAAGATGGTGACCAAGAAACTGAAGATGCTTCTGGCATAACTGATCATATAGAAAAATTATTTTCTAGGGCAGAAGATGCAAAATATCAGGAAGAGTCAAACTGGATACGTGCATATAAAAACTATAGGGGCGTATACTCTCCTGATGTACAGTTTACTGAAGCAGAAAAATCTCGCGTATTTATAAAAGTAACAAAGACAAAAGTATTAGCAGCGTACAGTCAGTTAGTAGATGTATTACTTGCAAACAACGAGTTTCCTCTGTCTATTGAGCCGACAACTTTACCAGAGGGCGTAGCAGAAACTGTAAATTTTGATCCCAATGAACCTAAAGATGTAGATTTAGGAGAAATGCCGAAAGATCTATACGGTTATGATGGTGATGGTAAAGTTTTACCTCCTGGTGCTACGGAATTAAATAACCTGTCTGAAAAGCTAGGCCCACTAAAAGACGCACTGGAAGATGTAGACACACTTAATGAAGGATTTGGCATAACTCAATCTTCTGTTAATTTTCATCCTGCAATGGTCGCTGCAAAAATGATGGAAAAACAGATAAAAGATCAGCTAGAAGAATCAGATGCCAGTATGCACCTTAGAAATACTGCATTTGAATGCGCTCTGTTTGGCACTGGCGTACTTAAAGGGCCGTTTGCTACAACCAAAGAGTATGCAAACTGGGATGATGATGGGCAATACGATCCAACAATTAAGACAGTTCCTAAAGTATCCCATGTTTCTTCTTGGAATTTTTATCCTGACCCTGATGCATCTAATATAGAAGAATGCGACTACGTAATAGAGCGTCACAAACTTACCAAAACACAATTAAGAAATTTACGAACCAGACCATTTTTTAGAGAAGAGGCTATTGCAGAGGCTATAGAAAAAGGCCAAAACTACAACATAAAATGGTGGGAATCCAGCTTACTTGATTCTCAGGATGAAGAAAGTTCCCGTGGGTACGACACACACAGATATGAAGCCCTAGAGTATTGGGGTGTAATGGACAGAGAACTTGTAGAAGAATCTGGAATAGATATACCAGAAGAATATGACGAAGTAAACGAACTACAGGTAAACGTATGGATATGTAATGGCGAAGTGCTACGGTTTGTGGTCAATCCATTTTTACCAAAACGCATACCTTACTGTGCTGTTCCGTATGAATTAAATCCATATGCCTTCTTTGGTATTGGCGTTGGCGAAAACATGGATGATACACAGACTTTGATGAATGGGTTTATGCGTATGGCAGTAGATAATGCAGTTTTGTCTGGCAACTTGCTTATAGAGGTAGATGAAACTAATCTAACCCCAGGACAAGACCTTACAGTATACCCAGGAAAAGTATTTAGGAGACAAGGCGGTGCGCCTGGACAGGCTATATTTGGCACTAAATTTCCTAACGTAAGTACCGAAAATATGCAGTTGTTTGATAAAGCCAGAGTGTTAGCTGATGAGTCAACAGGCATACCATCATTTTCACACGGGCAAACTGGTGTTTCGGGAGTAGGTAGAACGGCAGCTGGTATCTCTATGTTGATGGGGGCAGCAGCAGGTTCTATAAAAACTGTTGTTAAAAACTTTGATGACTATATGCTACGCCCATTAGGTCAGGCTATGTTCGCGTTCAATATGCAGTTTAACTACAACAAAGACATAAAGGGTGACCTAGAAGTTAAAGCTAGAGGACTAGAAAGCCTAATGCAAAACGAGGTAAGGTCACAACGGCTTATGTCCTTCTTGCAAATAACGAGTAATCCTGTACTTGCACCGTTTGCTAAGTTTCCTTACATAATACGTGAGATAGCTAAGTCGATGATGCTAGATCCAAATAAAGTTACAAATACCCCAGAGGAAATGTTGAGGCAAACATATTTGATGCAACAACAGCAAGGGCCACAACAACCGCCACAGGGCGAGATGGATATGACAGGGGCAGGTAATGCTAACATAGGTGTAGGTGGAGTACCAGTACCAGGAGAACCACAATTTTCAGGTAATCCTCCACAAGCACCTCAACAGCAACAACAGCAAATGCAGGAACCGCCACCTAATGCAGGATTACCCCCAGGATTACTACAATAATGGAGTACAAAAAACTACGGGATATAGTTACGCATCCCCGATATGAAGAATTGGAAAAGCACATAGGTTATATAAGAGAAAGAGCAGTTGCTAATCTTTCGTATGCAGACTCTCCTGTAGAAATACACAGGTATCAAGGCCAAATATCTATACTAGATCAGTTATTAAAATTAAAGGCCAATGTTATAAATGATGGGAAAAGATAACATGATGAATTATGACAAACCATTTGAGGAGAACAAATTGCCGTTTGGCTCTTTAGAAGAAGAAGTAGCTGACGATATACCTGTAATGCTATCAGAGGGTGAGTATGTAGTACCTGCTGATGTCGTAAGGTATTGGGGCCTGAAGCATCTGGAAGAGATGCGTATGATGGCAAAATGTGGTCTTATGTCTATGCAACAGGATGGCAGACTGCATAAGGTAGATGAAGATGGTGAGCCTGTTGAAACAGAAGCGCAAAACGAACCGCAATTAGAAATTGTAGAAGTAGACATACAGGCAATGCAAGATGATATGTCCGATCAAGAAGAAGAAGAAAATGATATGGACAAACAGATGGAATTGTTTGAGGATAATGTAATAGAAGTAGATTTTGATGGCAAAGATGAGGAAGATATAGAAGATGATGATAATATATTAAAGTTACAAGAGGGTGGTGGATTTGAACAACAACAAAACTTTGGATTAGGATTTGGACAGGCAGCACTTAACATATCGCCAGATTTAATGTCAAGAAGTTTAGCCGACATAGGGGTTATATCACCAGATAATATTGCAAATCCAGGAACAATTGCTATGGATGCATCACTACAAGACACTGCTAATACTCTAGGCTCAGATAAACAACAAGATCTTGCAGATGCGATTGTTAATAATGCGTTTGATGACGCAAACAAAGCAACAGGAGTGCAAGGCATTTTAGGTTTTGCAGGAAGGGCAATAAGTAATGTGGCTAAAACCGTAGTTCCTTTTTCCCCATTTGATGTAGCCACTACTAAGACTGTTGCATTGTTTAACGATGTATATGGTAATCCTGTAAATACAGCGATAGGATCTACTAAAACTCAACAAACAGTAGCAAAAGCTGCAATGAAAGATCTAGTAGACATTGGGCTTAATATTTCTAAAGGAGTGCAAAGTCCTACAGATTTAGGCGTTCTAGGAGGCCAAGTTGTAGGAGTATCAGTATCAGACTTAGCAGGTATTCCCACACAAAGTTTAACAGGAACAGTACCAACGCAAATGGATGTATCTGACTATGACAAAGCAGTTGCTAGTATGCTAGGTGTAGACATAGCTACAGTGGGTATTAATGATGTAACAGGTAGACCTGATTATAGTATGGCAACAGATTTAATAGGTGTAGATCGTGACCCTGCTACAGGAATGGCTACAACAGGTGGCTATACTTCAAAGGGCGATTTTCAAGATATGTACGGCAACACAGTTGCAATGGGTACTATGGCTGATTTAGATAGATTAGGAACGCAAGAACTATCTCAAGTAGGTAAACAAAGAGGGTTTACAGGGTTTCTTGGTTTGGATAAAGAAGACTATGATGAAAAGATGGAAAGAGCAGCAATGAGAGAACAAGCACAATTAGAAGCAGAAATTTCAGAACGAGGTATTGGTGTGCCAGATGAAACTTTTAGTATGCCTGTTTCTGTAGACGAAGAAGAAGAAGAGGCTTCTGATATAGGTATTGGTGCGCCACCTGAAACTTTTAGTATGTCTACACAAGACGACAACGACGAAGACAACGACGAAGACAACGACGATGATGATGGGAGCTTTGGCAATTAATTTTTAAATATTTGGGTTGGGCTACCCGATACCCCTTTCGCGGTGAAAGGCTACTTGAGGCCCCTGATGCTAGGAGAATACTAATGGCAATCGAAGAACAAATTGAAGATACGTCCAATATTAAAGGACACGTTGTAAATACCAAAAGAAAATACAAAAGAGACATAGACGAAGAGACAGAGTTAAAAGAACTAATAGCTCAACGAGATGCCCTGACGCAAGAACAGGAAGAGATAAAAGCAGATGAGGAAGAAAACGAAACCTTAGATGCTGAAGAACTTACGTTCAAGAAAAGATATGGTGATCTACGTAGGCACAATCAACGTGTACAGGACGATCATAAAAAACAGATAAAGAAGCTACAGTCTCAAATAAATGACTTAACTAAAAAATCTGTAAATCTGCCTAAGTCAGAAGCAGAGATTGCTACATGGTCTAAAAAATACCCAGATGTTGCAAAGATGATGGAGTCGATTGCAATTAAAAAGTCTGGCGAAATGTCAGATGATCTACAAAAAGAAATGAAAGAGCTACAGGAAATGCGTAAAAATGTAGTTCGTGAAAAAGCAGAAACTGAGCTACAAACCTTTCATCCCGATTACGATCAGATACGTAAAGACCCTGCCTTCCATGAATGGGCATCGGTACAGCCGAAATGGGTACAGGATGCACTTTACGAAAATGACACAGATGCTTATGGTTGTGCAAAAGCAATCACGCTCTATAAGGCAGAAAGAAAGGCAACTAAAAAAACATCTACACCTACAAATGCAGCGGACAACGTATCTGTAAAGGGTACTCCTAGAGCAGATACTGGTGCAAATAAAAAGGGTGGGTTTAAAGAATCTGATGTTCAAAAGATGTCAGGTAGAGAATATGACGCAAATGAAGAAGCAATTACGGCATCTATACGTAATGGAACCTTTATTTACGACATTTCTGGTGCAGCAATGTAAATAATTGTTGACAAAATAAATTAATTAAATATAACTATATATCACTTGCATGATATACCCCTGTCTAGAACAGCTACGTATATAAAAATGCAAAATCATATATTTTTATAATAGAAGAAGAAGAAGTAGGTTGGCTACCATTTTACTAGTTGGCCCCTCTTAGTTACGAGGTCACCCACATATAGAAAATGCCCTGTACTTACGTGATATAAGCTATAACGGAGGAATCAATGGCTTTTAAAACAGCTGCTGGTTACGGAAACCTCCCGAATGGTAACTTTTCACCTGTAATTTACAGTAAAAAAGTTCAGTCGGCTTTTCGTAAAACTAGCGTCGTAGAAGATATCACCAACAGTGATTACTTTGGTGAAATCGCAAACTTCGGTGATACAGTTCGTATCATCAAAGAGCCTGAAATTACCGTTAAAGAGTATGCCCGTGGAACTCAAGTAACTCCACAGGATCTCGATGACGAAGATTTCACGCTCGTTGTAGACAAAGCAAACTATTTTGCTTTTAAAATTGATGACATCGAAGAAGCACATTCTCATGTGAACTTTGAGTCAATGGCAAGTGATCGTGCAGGTTATCGCCTGAAAGATCAGTTTGACATGGATGTACTAGGATATTTATGTGGTTTTCAACAGTCAACTCTAGGTTCTGTAGCTGCTACTGCTGGAACTGCTGCTAGTAAATCTGGTACTGACCCAATCAGCACTGTTGCTGCTAC